AGTCGAACATCTCAGCGAGCGCAGTCTGATCGATGCCAGGAATCGCAGTGCGCAACATGCCCTCAGCCGCTCGCCGTGTGATGGTGCCGGCCTTCACCTCACGCATCACGTCGAGCATGATCTTGACCATCGACGCGTCGAGCTTGATCGGCTCAGGCTCGTCGGGTTCTGAGCGCATCGTGCTCGGCTCGATGTTCTCGTCGCCGTAGGGGCTCGCCGTGCCGTCATACAGATGAGACTCATCGTCGTGCATCGCTGTGCCGTTAGCGGCGACGACAGGCAGGTCAGCAGCCTCTCGCAGCGTGTCCTCAAGCGTTGCGTCGGGTGTGATCAAGCCAGCCGATGCAATCGCCTGCAGATACTTGCCGAGCTTGTCGAGATCTTGACTCTCGATGTCGCCGAACGTGAGCGACGGCCAGCAGTGCTCAGGGAACTCGGGGTTCAAGTGAAACAAGTGAGCGATCGCCTCAGCATTGAAGACGCTGGCAATCGTCTGCAGGATTGTGCGCAAGCTCGTCGCAAAGAGATCGGTCTTGCTGTCAGCGAGCGCAAAGCTGCCGGTCTTATCCATGCCGAGCATTATGAACTCAGCAAGCACCGACATCGCTATGCGTGACTCGTAGCGTCTGATGATCTCGTCGGTGTTCATCGCTCTCGATCCACCGGTCGACAGCAAGCTCAGCTTGTACCCGGTCGGCTTGCCATCACGATCAAGCTCTGCAGGCATCACGACGCCCTCACGCTCATCTCGTCGGATCTGCTGAATCACCGTCTCAAGAGACGACCTGAGCGACTTCTGTGCTGCCGTCGCATTCGGGCTCATGACCTCGACCGGCACATGCATCACGGGCAAGCCAGCGAGATCACGCTCGACGCCGATGGCCTCGATCTCCTGCAGTCGCTTGAGAAAGTACCAAGAGCGGTAACCGTTGCGCAAAAGACTGCGGCCTTCTGGGTTGTTTCGTTCGACCTTCGTGCGAAAGAGCAAGCACTTCGACATCGGCACGAACGTCTCAGAATAGTCGGGCGGTGCGACTTGGTAAAAGCCATCAATATCGCCCTCGGTTGTGAACTTCCACCGCTCAATCGTGTCTTGACCCCGAACGGCAAGTTTGCGCCATCCGATGCGCCCGTCGTCGTATCGACTGCGAAAGCGCTCATCTTCCTGCTCTTCGCCGCCGCGCACTTTGTACACGACCTCGAACATGCTGAAGCCATACGGCAACATGCTCAGCACTTCGCTCAAGAACGTTTCCCAGTTCGGCGTCATATCGAGCAGGCACTCCTCGACGAACTTCGCGGCCTCTCGTGCGAGATCGCTATCGTGCGCCGGCGTCACCGTCCACTCGACTTGCCTGATCAGCGTCTCGATCGCGTACAAGATCGCGCCGATGGTTGCGTCGTTGTCGCGCATCTCTGAGAACGCTCGGTATCTAAGCGTCGGTGTCGCTAACTGTCTAAGCCACTCTTGATCGATAAAGCCGCCCGACCGTTTCAGGCCTGTCGATCCGATCTCTGCAAAGACTTCGCCGGTGACTTCTTTCGGCATGTTCTCTCCTATAGCTGCCAGGGGCTCGACCGCAGGCCGACCTCGGGAATGTTGATTTGACCCGTCATGTCTGCGGGTGCTGGGCTTAGAGCAAGAGCCACGGCGTCGGCCCTGTCAGGACTGGTTCGCATAGTCGCTTTCGATTCCAACTTGATTCGGCCTCTGCTGCTGAACTCGTACCTGATCGCAGCGAGTTGCTCAACGAGAAGCGAATCGGCCGGCAATGACAAGGCATCTTGCTCGATAGCCTCGCGCACATTCCAGAACAACTCGGCCCGCAAGTTCTCAAAACGATCACGATCTCGGGGTGCCTTGGCGACGTTGATGCCGACGACTCTCACGCCAAGCTCGACTAGGCGATCAAGCACACCGGCACCGAGTCCGATCTCGTCAACGTGCACCGTCGTCGGGTTGTGCTTGTGATACAGATCAACGATGCGCCCGACTGTCTGCATCGTGTCGCGCCCGGTCCATGTATCGAGCACGTCGACCTTGTCACCTGATCGCATCACGACGACCGTCTCGTCAGTGCCATGCCGAGCGATGTCGACACCGAACACGGTCACGCCGGTCGGGTCTTTCGGCTCGCGCATTGTGGCTTGTTCGATCATATCGAGATCGAGCAGCATCGACTCGCCGCCGCTCGGAAACTCTGCCAAGATTCGAGCTTGAAAGATCGGCGACGACTCGCCCCACTGTCGCCACTTGTCAGCGACCCATTCGGGATTGATCAGCGTCGGCGCTGGTAGCTCGTCGGCTTGCGCCATACGATCACGCCATGAACCATCACGAACGCTTTCGAGATCGATACCAAGCTCGGTGAAGTTCGGCGTCTCGAATGCGCTGATCTTGAACCGCTGACCGCGCTGCTGTCTGAACGCTGTGCCGAACGGCGTCGACGGGTTCGTCGGGTTTCCGATTCTCAAGAGCCGAGTATGCTCACCGCTCAGAATGCTGTCGACGGCGTTGTCGATCTCCTGAGACACGCCGCACGCTTCGTCGACGATGACCAGCGTGCTCGCGCTGTGAAAGCCTTGAAAGCGATCAGGGTCGTGCTCTGCTGCAGTAAAGCCGAGCGCAAGCCACGCCGGCGCAATGCGCAGCGCAGTCGTCGACAGATCACCGCCTAACGGTATGCGCGCTTTGCTGTAGGCTGCGCCGATCTCTTTCCACAAGATGCCGCGCACCTGTCGCGCTGTCGGCGCTGTCGTGATGACAAGACTCTCGGGGTGATTGAACAAGAACCAAAGAGCGGCCCGACTAGCGACCCATGACTTGCCGGCTGAGTGACATGAGCGAACGTTCACTTCTCGATGGTCACGAATGCCCTCAAGAATCTCGACCTGCTTTTGCCAGGGATCGTCGCCGAGCACTTCACGAACCCACCACGCCGGCGACTGGCGACCGCGCTCGACTAGGTCGTGAAGCTCATCGGGTGTCATTCGAGTCGTCGCTTTTGAAACTGTGAAGCCACGCGCCGACAAACGGCACTGAGCCGATCAGCAGCCACAACAGATTTAATTCGCCGTGACAGTTTGCGAGATGCTCCATTTATTCTGACTCCTCACTGCAGTCGATGAGCGGCTCGCCGGGTGCTCCACACGTCGGACAGTCGAGCGGCCCGGTGTACATTTTCGGACACTCCAAACAGGCCCGACGAGTGTGATCGTTTTGAGATTTTGCTGATGTGCTCGTCGATGTTCTCATGATTCTCGATTCAAAAACACTGGTCGTAAGTTACTGAAAAAGCTGAACTCTTTGATGCAGATTTTATGAAGGTACTCGGTAGGGTAAACGCTTGAACGCCGTTAGAATCGAATCTGGGCTGTCTGGGACACTTTAGACGTTTTGAACGGAAAACGACTTTTACACCCGACGACCGACTCACTTTTTTGCTTTGTTTCGAGCGGCTGTAACAAGCTCGGCCCAGTTCGCAACGGCGACCGGTCCGCCGTCTGCGCCGGTGACTTCGTGACGGGTTCGACCCCATCGGTCAGGGTAGCGTCGCTCAAGTCGCCAGGCTGCGGCCTGCCACTGAGACTCGCCGGCGACGACGATGTGCTCAAGCTCGCGCAGTTCGGATTTCGCCAGCGTCTTTTTAATACTGTCGGAAAACTCGACGAGCCCCTCCTCGACCTTCGTCAGCTTGCCCGACTTCGCTCTCGCCTTGTTCGCTCGCTCAATCCAACCGTAGTAGGTGTCACGAGAAACCCCGACCAGATTGCAAGCCGTCTCGATATAGCAACCGTGAGCGATCGCTTTGAGAAACGTCTTTGCGACCTCATCGGTCAGCTTAGTCGGTCGGCCGATGGTCTTCGACTCTGAGCGCTTGCGCGCCGTCGGTTTCGATCGGGGTCTTTTGGTTTTCGGTTTGTCAGCCATGTCTCAAACTACCACGCCGAGCGCTGAAAATTCCACACCTACCATTCGACGACCTCGCCATCTCTCACGAGTGTCGGTTTCTGACCTGTCGCTTTTTCCCATCGCCCGACCGCTACGTCGCAATAAGTCGGGCTGATCTCAATCGCAAAACAACGACAGCCCTCTTGAGCGGCTGCCAGTATCGTCGAGCCTGATCCACTGAACGGCTCGAAGACGATGCCAGGCCATGAGCGCAGATAGTTCGCAGCTAGGCCGACCGGAAACATTGCCGGATGTTGCACGGGGTCCCAGCTATTCGCCTTGTATCGTGTGACTCGTGTGATCGAGTCGGCGATCTTGTGCGACTTGATGATGCCGCGCTCGGCTGGGCGAGTTCTGACGACATCGTTGTGATCACGCTGACCGCCTGAGCTTTTCCCGCCGGCATGTTTGCACTCAACCCACTCGATCGACTTGCGCGCCTTTTGATTCAGATGAAACACGAACTCATGCGAACTGTTGAGCCTGCCGTGATTCTCGCCCGGCATCCCTGCGCCCTGATCCCAGACATACCAACCGAACAAGCGCCATCCCTGCGAGCGCATCCAATCAAGCCAGCCGCGCCAGTATTCGACGACCTCGCCGTCTTTGTGCACAAGGCCGAGATTGATCAGCACCTGACCGTCGTGACACATGACCTCATCGAGATGCCTGAAGATGCTCGTCATGAGACCATCCCAGTCAGACACGTCAGCCGCGCCGTCATACTTTCGCTGTTGTGCATACGGTGGCGACGTGATGCACACGTCAGCGCGCTCGCCCTGCATGAGCTTGCTCACGACTTGAGAGTCGCCGCTGTCGCCACAGATCAGCCGATGTCTCGATGTCAGTCTAAGTTTCGCCATCTTCAAAACCCTTCAGTCGCTCGATGTTCATGTCGGGCGCGACTTGCCTCATGCGCTCGGTGATGATGTCGCAGTATTCCGGCTCTCGCTCGACGGCGATGATCTTGAACCCTTCGGCGTGACCAGCGACGAGCGTCGTGCCTGATCCGGCAAATGGTTCGAGAATCGTGCCGCCTGGCGGTGTGACGAGTCGAGCAAGCCATCGCATCAGCATGACCGGCTTGACGGTCGGATGCATGACACCTGCGCCTTTTTCTGACGCCGGTGGTTTTGGGCATTGATAGATATTGCCAGGCCACCGACCGCGCTCGTCGAACGTGTTCTGAACGTGACCCGGCGCTGCAGCACTGAACGCAACGCCCGGCGTCGTCTGCTGTCGCTGTACTGCGTCGAGGTTCATCGACTGAGGCCCAGGCCAACCGGGGTCGCCTTCGGGATGACGGCACCCGTCGATATTGAGACCGCCGACGCCGTGCTCTTGAACATTGTCAGCGACCGACCCCTCGAACGGCTTACGAGCGAGCAGAGCAGGCTCTTGACATGGTTTGAGCGCAGTGCCCCACCCTTGCCACCGCTGAGCCGCTGCGCTGCTTGCTTTGTCACGTCTGACCTTTGCTTTGTATTCGAGATCGCTGTCGGTGTGCTTGTTCGTATATAGGGCCATGCCGTGACCGACGGCGTGCTTGCCGGTGATCTCGCGATCATACCAGTCAGCCGAGACCTCACCGGCCGGCGCATTGATTTCGATGAGCAGCTTATTGATTTTGGTCGGCAGTTTTGAGATCTTGAGCAGTTCGAGTAACTGCGGCACCTGATCAAGATGCGGCACCGACGGTTGAGACTTGATGCTTGTCCAGTGTCCGGCCATGCCGTTAAATCCGAATGCCCTGTCGATGTCGCCGTTGGTGATCCCTGCAGCGTCTCGCGCTTCCCTGATCCATCTCGTGACCTGCAGCACTTGCTTGCGATTGTGCTTCTGCTTGTCGATGGCCTGAGACACGTCGAGACTGTGCGGCATTCCCATCCAGTTAAGCCAACTGATCAGATCGCGAATCTCAAAGCCGCTGTCCTCGACGGCAACCGCTAACCGGTGCACCGTCTTCGTCGCAGCGAATGCGATCAGATGACCGCCCGGCTTGAGCACTCTGAGCGCCTCACGAGCGAAGGTCTCACCCGGAACTGCGCTGTCCCATTGCGCACCGAGAAAGCCGATACCATAGGGTGGATCGGTGACGATCGAGTCGACGCTGTTGTCGGGTAGCTTTTCCATCACTTTCAAACAGTCATCGCACGTTAGTCGATGCGCTCCGACTGGCGTGAGCTTACCCATCGCAATCACACTCGAACGCCATGCTCTGAGCTTGCTCGACTGAGAACACTTTATCGCATCCGTCGCACTCGAAGCGCGGATCAAAAAGCCACACGTCGCCGGCCTTCGTGATCGGCTCCTTCGGTGCTTCGGGTAGCTCATCAAGATCGCCAGTCAGATCAGCACCGGTATCGGCTCCGTCGAGATCCTCATCGTCGAAGGCCAGCAGATCAGCAAGCTCGTCATCTTCGAATCCAAGATCGGGCAGATCCCAGTCGCGCTGATCGAGATCGCTGAGTAGCTCGCCGAGCTTGACCTCATCCCATTCGCCCGAGATTTTATTCAGTGCGATGTTGAGCGCCTTCTCAGCGTCTTCGTCGAGCGTGACCTTGATCACAGGCACCTCGCTCATCGCTAACTCGAGCGCGGCTGCGACTCGCTGATGACCGCCGACGATCCGACCGGTGCGCTCATTGAGCACGACAGGCTCGACAAAGCCCCAACGTTCGAGACTGCGCTTGAGCGCGCTCATCTGGTGATCGGTTATCTTGCGCGGGTTATAGTCTGCCGGCACAAGCGCGGCCGGGTCCATTTGATGCACCTTCATGCAAAAGCCCTCCTTATGTGGCCTATCGCACAAGTCGAATAGCTGCTCAACCCCTGAGATGCATCTGAGACAGCCCACGTTGAACCGTGTGCTCGATTGAGATCTCACGCATGTCGTCGGCAGGGTGTCGCGCTTCAATCGCACTGGGGTCGAATCTGGGCTGCTAAAAAAGTTTGAACCCCGCTACGCTGGAGAACTTTTGGAAGAAAGAAGCGTAACGGGGTTCCGGTCGTGATGGGCTGCGGTTTGGAGTTCGCAGGCGATCTACCTGATGCCGACCCCTACCGGAGCCGGCACCGTATGTAAAGCTCAGTGGCCTGTTCGATATGCTCGACGATGACCTTCGTGCCGTCGATTCATCTCGGCGTCGAACTCACAGGCAAGTCGGCGACGGTCCGGGCTGCTCACGTCGATCGTCGGGCGGTAGTCGATGGCGTCGCACATTGAGGCGAACGAATCGAACGCGGTCTGCTCTCTCACGATGATGTCGAGCAGCGCCAGCGTGCGCGCTGGCACATACTCAATCGCCAGCGCCGAGTCTGACCATGCTGAGGCCTGAGCGCTCACCGTCGTCATAACGACAGTCCAGCGGCCTTTGACTTTCTTGAGATAGCCGACGCACACGCCTCGCATCTCTTCTTCTTCGCTCATCACCACTTTGACCGAGCGCTGAAGGTAGACAAGCTGATGCCCTTCGTCGTTGACCATGCCGACCCATGTGACGAGCACGTCGTCGGCAACGTCTTCACGATTAGGGAAGGCCTTCGTCTCTTTGAACCAGCGAAAATGAATTCGTGCTTCGTTGTCGAGTTGCTGCTGATAGCCTTCGTCGGTTGAACTGAGTTCTCGCTGCCATGCTCGGTAACAGAACACGGGGCCCTGCGGCGTCATGATGGTTTTGCTTTTGCGAAGTACGAGAATGTCGGTGCTCATGATGTTCTCCTTATCTGAGCGAGTGATGTGTTACGGTTTAGACGTTGTCGCGAACGAACTGCTTAGCGGCGCTGTTCGCTGCTCGTGCGCTCTTGTAGTCAGCAACCATGAAGACCGTCGTCGCGTGATCTTTCGAGGTTTGGTCTTTGTTGTAGATGGTGACTTCGTACTTCTCGATGAACCAGCGAGCGTGACCCGAAGTCGATGCAAGCACGCCTTCGCCGTCATACTTGGCATTGATGCAAGCGAGAAAGATGTCGCCGCCGTCGGTGATGTCTTGGAATGACTCCGGAGCGCCTGAGCTTGCTCCGAATTTTTGCGGCTTGTTGAATGTGATGGTCATGATGTTCTCCTTCTTCCTGATTCTGTTCTGCACGAGTGTCGTCTGATTCGCAAGTTGATAACGACACAAATCGACATTCGGATGAAAAAACCCTGGCCCCAATCTGGCCCCGACCCTGGCCTGATCAGGCCCGACGCCATGCGATCAGGCAGTCGGCTGCAACGTAGACAGACAGAAGATGAGGTCGACCGCTCTCTCGCGGGTGCTTGTACTGCACAGATAGATTGACGCTACCGTCAGGCTCGACGCTATAGCCCCAAAGTAAGAAGTAGCGACCCGGCTCACCGAAGCTGTTCGGCGTCTCGTGCTTATAGAACGTGCGCCACGGCATGGCGTCGACAGATCCGGCCGGTGCGTTGAGCATAGCCGACTCAGGGATTTGAATGCGCACGTCTCGGCCGTTAGGGTGTGAGCGATAGTTGCGCGACTCGTTGACCATTGCCCGAATGCGCTGAAGTTCTGACGCTGCGATTCTGTTCTTGATGCTCATGATGTTCTCCTTATCCGAGCGAGTGATGACCCCGACCGGCATGGCCGGGGTCGGTTAGGGTTTAGCTGTAGACGACCTCATCGAGAATCGATTGCCCCTCTTTGCGATACAGGCCGGTGCAGTTGACGACTCGGCGACGATCTCGAACGCGTGGGTCGGTGTCGATGATGGTCTGACCATCACGACCGAGCAGCATCGCATGACCTGGCACGCTCACATAGACGGCGACGAGATCAGGACGCTCAGCAGCAACCTTAGCAATCGCAGCACGAGCAGCGCCGATCGTCTTGGCTTTACCGAGCGACGACTTGATCGAGCGCACCGAGAAGCGGTTGCGAAGCGCACGCTTGAGATCGCCGAAAGTGTGCAGGTATCGAACAGTGTGCGAGACGCCAGCCCAGTCGGCGACGGCTTTGGTGCAGATGTTCTGGTTCGGGTTTGCTGGGTTGTTGCTGGTTGCTTGGCAGTGACGACGTTGGCGGATGTTCATGACGTTCTCCTTCTTCCTGATTGTGTTCTGCATGAGTGTCGTCTGCTTTGCAAGCAGATAACGACACTTATCGACATTCAGGTGAAAAAACCCTGGCCCCGACCTGGCCCCGGCCTGGCCTTCTCGGCACAGTCGAAGCTCGCAAAGTTCGAGTCGAAGTTGCGAGCCTCGACTGAGGCCGGAGTCGCTGCCGTGCTTACCAGTGCCGACGCTTAGCTGCAGGCACGGCCCACGCGAACGGCTGCCACCACTGCATCAGGTCACGCTCTTCGGCAACGGTGGCCAGCCAATCAAGCCAGCCATCAAGATCGAGCTTGGTATCTTCGGGCAGTTCGGCGTCGCCGATCGTGACGCTGGTCATCTGAGCGATGACGTGCTCAGCGTGATCAGGATCGATGCCGACGTTGAGACCGGCGACGATCTGGAAAGCGCTCAGCAGCGTCGCTGCGCCAAGCTGACCGAAAAGTGCGACGGGTGTGAATTCGTTGTTGCTCATGATGTTCTCCTTATCTGAGCGTTTAGGTTTAGAAGCTGTAGCCGTCTGCGATAAGCGAGGCACCGGTGCAGATGAGGTGACTGCCAAGAAACTCGTAGCATCCGGGAGCGACTTTGCGAGTGCCTTCGTCCGACGCCTTGGTGCCTTGAACCCAATCGAGCGCCGCGGCTTTGCTGTTGAAGTAGTCACGATCTTTGAGAATGTCTCGATCGAGGTAGCAATCGCCATAAGCGTCGAGAATGATGTACCATTTGTTAGCTTGGATCTTCATGACTTTCTCCTTCTTCCTGATTGTGTTCTGCACGAGTGTCGTCTCGTTTGCAAGTCGATAACGACACTAATCGACATTTGAATGAAAAAAAGAACAATGGGGCCAGGATCGACCCGGCCCCACATTGACCCCGAGAGGCCAGTCGCTCGGCTATCTGCGCGGCCTCATGACACCGTCGACGAGAGCGAAGGCCAGCGGCTCGGCGACTGCAGGCTCAAGCTCAGGCAAGCGCTTGAGCGCGTCGGTGTTAGCGTCGACGAGCAGGCCCATCAGACCGAAGGCGACAGCCTGAGGCCTGGCGGCCATGTAGGCATCAGCGAGAGCGTCGTGCGTCGGTGCATTGCGCACGGCCCTGAGAAGGTTCTGAAGGTTGCTGACGGGTTCGCCTGCGCTGACTGGGTTCGAGTAGCTCATGATGTTCTCCTTATCTGAGCGGGTGATGACCCCGACCATCATGGCCGGGGTCGGTTAGGGTTTAATCGTTCATCCACTTTTTAGCGGCTCGTTCTGGGTTCTTGTAAGTCTTCGCGGCTTTGCCGTAAGCGCATCGAAACACGCGCTCGGCGTTTGCGTTGTATTGGTTCGCCTCCCAAAAGCCGAACATTGTGTAACCGTCACGAGTAGCAACCGCGCCGCGGCTGTTGTTGTTGTTGCTGTATTCTGTGCGACCGTTGTTTCTTTCGATGTTCATGATGTTCTCCTTTGTGGCTTTCGCCGTTGTTGTTTCTTCCTGATTCTGTTGTGCACTAGTGTCGTCTCGTTTGCAAGCTCGTGACGACACAAATCGACATTGAGACGAAAAAACCCTGGCCCCAATCTGGCCCCGTTTAGATGTCGCCAGTCGAAGGCAGAAAAACACAGCGCGCTGTGATACAGTTTTAGGTGTCGTAAGCTATTGAAAAAGCTGAACTCTTTGATGCAGATTTTTTTAGTATCCTAGGCAAGCTAAACGCTTGAACGTCGTTAGAATCGAATCTGGGCTGTCTCAGAGCATGTTGCCAAAAACGAGCAAAGGAGCCGGTCGGCTCCTTCACCCAATTCAGGTTCTGCGTTTATCTGATCGATTTGAAGTTACTCAGATCGACTCGAACCTTGTCGAGATGACGGTCGAACTCTCTGAACGCTTTCGATTGCGGCACGCTGAACAGATCCGATTTGATGTCGCTCAACTCGTTAGTCATTTTGCTGACGGCGCTCTGATGTTCGACCGGCCGGTGAGTGAGGCGATTCACGATCTCGGCTTGCCCGATCATGATGGCGACTCGTCTCGCCATGCGCTGAATATCATCAAGCACTTCGTTGAGTTGCTCGGTGTCGATCTTGTCAGTGTGGTTGCTCATGATGTTCTCCTTATCGGTGAGCGGTTGATGACCCGGGTTTTTGCGTCGGGCTTCACGCTTCGCGACGATGCGATCGAGCAAACTGCCGAGCGCTTTGTGATCGTTTGCGGTCATGTTCTTGTACTCGTTGCTCATGACTCACCCCGCAATCGGGCCCAGCGCTCGAAGTCAGCAGGAGTGCCGGCCGG